TCAGGACTTGTATTCTACTTAGACTTCAAATATGGAGACGGAGTAGGAGGAAGAGCTGACGGTGCTAACATGTACGGTAACGTATCAACTGCAAACTCTAAAATTGGAGTAGACGTTGATCCTAGCGGCGGTCTATATGGAGCAGGTCAATTCGGATATACCATCAACTCTTCTTCGAAAGCGTTTGCTGGTTTAGCTACTGGATCTGCTACTTCTGCTTCTATTGGATACAACAACGACATCCAACCAGGAGAGTTTAAAACGTTTACTGCTACATTCTCAGGTTCAGATAATATCGATACTTTAGCAGCAAGAGCATTTAGAATGTTCTCTGCTTCTTCAGATATAACTTCTAACCCTGAGCTAACTACTATTTCTGGAAACGCTGTAACATTCGTAGTTACTGCTTCTAACTTTACTACTGACACAGTTGATGCAACTGTATTGTTCCACAAACAACCAGTAGATAACGATAGAGGAGATTTCCAGGCTAACTCAGACAGAGCTGTTGATACTTCAATCAGAATACCTGAAATTGACGTTCAATTAGCATCTGAAGCGATTGTGGCTAAGACAAGAAAGTTAAAGGCACAATGGACTCCAGAATTTGCTCAAGACCTTAACGCATATCACTCTATCGATGCAGAAGCTGAATTGACTTCACTATTAAGTGAGTACATTTCAATGGAAATCGATCTAGAGATTCTTGATATGTTAATTCTTGAAGCAAGAACTACTGAAAGATGGTCTGCCGAAAACAATAAAATTTGGGACGGTACATCTTGGTCTACTTCAACTTCTGATTTCTACAATACTCAAGGACAATGGTTCCAAACTCTTGGTACTAAAATCCAAAAAGTATCTAACAAGATCCATCAGAAGACTTTAAGAGGTGGTGCAAACTTCTTAGTATGTTCTCCAAACGTTTCTACAATCCTAGAATCTATTCCAGGATATGCAGCTTCAACTGATGGCGATCAAGCTGAGTACAATATGGGCGTACAGAGAGTTGGATCTCTTGCTAACAGATTTAAAGTATATAAGAATCCTTATATGACTGAAAATACAATCTTGTTAGGATTTAGAGGATCTCAATTCTTAGAAACTGGTGCAGTATATGCTCCTTATGTTCCATTATTAATGACACCTCTTGTGTACGATCCTGAAACCTTCACTCCAAGAAAAGGTTTGATGACTCGTTACGCGAAGAAGATGATCAGACCAGAATTCTACGGAAGAATCTTTATCTCAGACTTATCTCAGATCTAAGATTAACCTAGAATCTAAATAAAGAGAGGGCTTCGGCCCTCTTTTTTTTTGCTATTTATAAAAAACTCTATTAGATGGCTAATGTAACTATATGGGACGGTAGTGCAACTTTCACAACAGGCTCTACACCTTTTGGATTTTATGATACAGATACTGAATTCCAAGCTGATGCAGAAAAGGTAGCTAAATTTTGCGGAACTCGTTTAGGATATCCTTTGATGGATGTAGAACTTCAAGATGGATCTTTCTTTGCTTGCTTTGAAGAAGCAACTACTACATACGGTAATGAAGTATTTCAATATAAAGTAAGAGAAAATTATTTAAGTATAGAAGGTATATCTACTGGAAGTAGTATAAATAATACATTATTAGATCCTTCTCTACAAAGATTAGTAGAAGTAAGTAAAAATTACGGTACAGAAGCTGAAGTAGGAGGATATACTACAAGATATACAGGTTCATTGACTACTGTTAAAAATGTTCAAGACTATGATCTAAACCAATGGGCTGAAGATGAAGGTATAACAGGTAGTATTGAAATAAGAAAGATATTTTATGAAGCTCCTCCTGCAATATTAAGATATTTTGACCCTTATGCTGGAACAGGAACAGGTATTCAGTCGTTAATGGATGCTTTCGACTTTGGATCATTTAGTCCAGGTGTAAATTTCTTATTAATGCCTGCTTCTTTTGATATATTAAAAGTTCAAGCTATAGAGTTTAATGATCAAATAAGAAGATCAGCGTATTCTTTCGAATTAGTAAATAATCAACTTAAATTATTTCCAGTTCCTAAGAAAGCTGGTAGCTTAAGATTTGAATATTATAAGGTAAATGACAAAAGAAGTATTAGTCATACAAGTGACAAAAGCTTAGTTACTAATGTAGCTGAAGTACCTTATACTAATCCTGTTTATTCTCATATTAATAGTATAGGAAGGCAGTGGATATTTAGATATACTTTAGCACTATCTAAAGAATTATTAGCTTATATTAGAGGAAAGTACCAAACAGTACCAGTTCCTGGTTCTGAAGCTACTCTAAATCAAGCTGACTTATTGACGGATGCTAGAGCTGAAAAAGAAAAATTACTAAATGAGTTAAAAGAGATGTTGGAACAGACATCTAGACAAGCTCAATTAGAAAGAAAAGCATCAGAAAGTGAAAATTTACGCAAAACACTAACAGATATACCGTATACTATATACATTGGCTAATGAAGTTATCAAAAATTATATTATCAGAAGCAAATTATACTCCTTATAGAGCTATGGTACAGGTAACTAGTAGAGAAGCTAGTCCATCAGTACTAGCTGACTTGATAAGAGCGTTACCAGGTGTAACTACGTGTACTATTGCTAATTCTAACGATGCAACTAATCAATATATATTTAAAGTAAAGATTATAACTCAAAAAACTGCAGCATCAGCATTCGAATCGTTAAAAAAGAATGCTTTATCGAAGTATATGGAGGTTAATACCTTTAATGTAGCTTCTAAATCTGTAGAACGTATGAAAACTCCTGGAGAATACTAATATGCTATTTGGATCTAACAGAGATTTCGACTTACTGGTTAATATAAACCGAGAACTACTAAAAGATATAGTAGAACAGGAAATTTTATATTATAAAATTGCTTTGGACGAAATAAACATTAATATATACGGTGAATCATTGGAAAAATCCTATAATACACCGGTAAAACTAAATTGTTTAATAACTAGAGGGGATCAAGTAGTAGATATGCAAGATTTCGGACCTGATCTTAGTAGAGAAGCATCATTTGCTTTTCTTAGACCTGATTTAGTAGATGTAAATGTCGTTCCTGAAGTAGGAGACATACTAATGTGGCATGAAGACTATTATGAAGTAGATACCGTTAGAGAAAACCAGTTATTCTACGGTAGAGACAAGAGTTACAACCTTACTTCGTATGGTTCTAGGTTTGGATCTTCGATATCTATCATAGTAGATTGCCATTTGACAAGAGCAGACAGAGTTGGAATAGCAGAAGTAAGATAATATGGCAGCAAAACCTAATTTACCGAAAGATCAAGAGAGATTATCCCAGGATACTATATCTACTTATAAAAATCCTGAAAGTGGACGTCAAATAGCTCCAAAAAGTGGTTTAAATACTGATAAAAACAGGGAAAACCAAATTAGGAGAGATAATGATGAGATAAAAAACTTTAAAGTAGGTATAAAAGATATAGATGAAGCTATATATTACTACTTTAATGAAGTATTAAGACCTCAAGTCAAGCAGAACGGTAAAATAATAAACGTACCACTAGTTTATGGATCACCAGAAAGATGGTCTGCTGTTCAAAAAGACGGATTCTATAGAGATAAAAACGGTAAGATGCAAGCTCCTATAATATTATTCAGGAGAGATACTTTAGAAAAGAATAGAAATCTAGGAAACAAGTTAGATGCTAATTATCCCCATAATTTTGGTATATTTAGTAAAACTTTTAGTAAGCAAAACGTATATGATAGGTTTGCATTGGTAAATAACAGGATACCTGAAGAAGAATACTATGCTGTAACTATACCTGACTATGTTAATATTACTTACTCGTGTATTATATTTACCGATTATCTAGAACAAAACAACAAATTAATAGAAGGTATTAATTTTGCTTCGGATTCTTACTGGGGTGATCCTAATAAGTTTAGATTTAGAGCTATGATTGATACTTATTCTACTGTTACTGAGGTTGTGCAAGGAAATGAACGAATTAATAAAACTGAGTTTACTATAAACTTACTTGGTCATATAATAACAGATACTATAAATGCACAAGCTTATAATTCTAAGAAATTTTATTCTAAATCTGCTGTTAAATTTGGAGCTGAGACTGAAAGGAGTTTATAGTAGCGATATTTATAAACGAAAGTTTGAGCTAAAGAAAATAAAGTAGAAAAATGACTAATTTCATAACAGAATTATCTGGTTCCTTAATATTTAGTAACGATTCAGGTAACATACAGTTAAATCCACAGAGTAATGCTTTAGCTATTACTGGAGGTCTACTTGTAAGCGGCTCAGATATATTTCTTAATGGTTCTAGCATCAATACTAGGATTTCGTCATTAGAAGCAGGGAGTGTATCTAGTGGTTCATTACTACCTCTTAATTTATTTTCAGGTTCTACCAATACTTTTACAAGTTCAACTTTAAGTAGACTTAGTTCATTACAGGCTGCTACATCATCTTATTTAACTTCAGCACCTGCAGGTACTATTTCATCATCAGCTCAACTTCCTTCGGGTATAATATCATCATCAACACAGCTACCTTCCGGTACCGTATCAGGTTCTGCTCAAATTAAAGCTGGCTTACCAAATGGTGTTGTTAGTAGTTCAAATCAAATAGAATCTTTAGGGTTCGTTACCTCTTCAGGAGATGTTAGTCAGTTAAATATATTTACAGGTTCAGCAAACAGTAGACTAAGCTCATTACAAGCTGCAACTTCATCATATGTTACTTCTATACCGGCTGGTACTATATCTAGCTCAGCTCAAATAGATGCGTTAGGATTTGTAACTTCATCCACTTCAGATTTAAACACATTTACAAGCTCAGCTAATACAAGTATTTCCGCTTTAAATACATTTACAGGATCGGCTAACATAAGTATTGCAGCTTTGAATACTTATACTGGTTCTGATGGTGTAAGTGTTACAGCTCTAAACACATTTACAGGGTCAGCTAATACAAGTATTACTGCTTTAAACGCTGCTAGTAGTTCATTTTTAACCTCTGCTTCAGCAGCAGCATTAGGATTTAGTTCTGGTCAAACTACCGATATTTCAGCTTTAAATACTTTTACAGGTTCAGCTAATACAAGGATTACATCATTAAATACTTTTACAGGTTCAGCTAATACAAGGATTA